ATGTTATTCATTGCTTTGTTTTGATAAATTATAAAAGAAATCTGCAAAATGTTCATGAAAATGAATTCCTGGATGAGCAGTATTGGTTACCTTTTTGCTGTTAACTATTGAGTAATCAGACCCAACACCCCAACAAACATTGTTGATAAAATCAGATTTGTGATTTGATTGACAAGACTTTGATATAAAACTACCTACCTGCATTTCTGTTTTAGGTGGAAAAAATGGTGTATAGTTTTTTAATTTAAAATCTTTAAGTTTAACTAAATTTTCCATAAGTAAGGCAGTTGACAGATCCCATGTTGTCCAATGAAACTCTATGTTATTTGATGAGCAAAATGACTCTAAGGCATAAATTGCATTTATTGAGTCTACAATTAGTTGATGTGGAGAAACTGAGTCTTCTATATACTTTTGATCTTCAATTTCCATAAAAAAAGAATTACTATCGTATACACTAACCCTTGGATTACAAAAAACATATTCTAAATGATTTTGTTTTTCTGCCCAATTGTTTCCCTTTGTTTTATAAAATTCTTTATCTGCTACAACCATTCTTCTAAAAAAATCTGGAAATAAACAAAAAATTTGTTTTGGCATTTTATTGTTTAAACAATATTGAATAGTCTTAGTAGATATACTTTCTGCAGATGCTCCAGGACTTCCTAAGTTCATAACTTTTTTATTAATTTTATTGCTTAAAAGGTTTGCCCATCGACCTGATTCTGGAACACCTATACCAAAAGTTATAGAACAACCAGATACAACTACATCGGAGTCTTTATAAGCCTCTCCACGGAAACCAAATTCATTAATGATGTATGTGTTAATTTCATCAATTGTTCCAATATAAGGATCTTTTCCATTCCACTTAGTATCAACAACATTTTGTGCGTATGGTCCATAATAGCCAAGATTGTTCGTATTTGTAAACAATTTTTTTAAATATAAACTGTTTGATTCATTTTCTTTATAAAAATCTAAAATATTTCTTGTGATATTAGTCATGATTAATTGTATCCTTATTTTTATTATCTTTTTCCCAGACTTTTTTACCGTCTTTCCACACAGGCCAGTAGCCTAGGGAACGCCAATCCATCTTTGTAATCTTAGGATCTTTTGGCATTTATACACCATATCTTTCCATCACTCATGGTTTGATGAGCATTCCAAAACCATTCTGATTCTTTATCTAAATTACAAATAATACAGTTATTGTTATTCATTCACTCATCCCTCTTCCAATGTCTATAAGATTTTATGTATGTTGCTGCATAGGCCAGGGATGCAAAGATAAAGCCATATTGATGAGTAGTAATAGCATAGAACATCCAAAGACATTCATTAAATAATAGTACAAACCATCCCCAAATGGTCTTGCGACCAACAAAGAATATACCTGTTACTCCAATGATAGCAAGTACCCAAGAAGCATAGTTGTTCATAAACAGTTCCATATATTTAGTTTACCTTAAAGTATTTGTTTTGTCAAATTTATTATATTATAATCTTTTTTTCTAAAATCTTGTTGTAATAAAAATAGCACAAATCAGTATTAAAACTATCTAAGATATCTTTTTTGTATGATGACAAGATTTTACTTGATGGAACATATTCTTTTGCGTAGACATGTACGCTTGTATCAAAAAATTTATAATCTTCTTTATTTATTTCTAAAAGGCTTAGAATTTTTTTAGTTACAGAATCTGGATCTGTTACAAGATCATTAAAATCAATAATATAATCTGCATGCTCATACAAAAAATTATGCATAATAATATATTCTGTTAAAATTTGATTAATTCTTATCTTTAAAGCATCCATAGGAAGTCTTATTCTACTTTGTTCGTTTGCTATATATGAAATAGCGCTATCTATTGGATTTCTTACTATTGTAATTAGTGTTCTTTCTTTATTATTGTTTTTATCAAATAATGAATTTATTGCATGAGATTTTTCAATGTGAATCCCTGCTTCTTTATAGATAAGTTCATCAAAATAATGAGAACCACTTCTTGGAAATGTTGTTAAATATGGCACCTTGTTCATGATGTCAGGGCCATTGATAGATGAACAAAACATACATCTGCAACAATGTATTCGGAGTTATTTACGACAACATCAAAATGGGTAGCATCTTTTTCACAAAAGAAACATTTATTTTTTTTCATATAATTATTATACCATTAAACAAAATCAAACCAAATTGGCATAATATATCTTGATCCATTTGCAGGAGCAACATGATACCAGTAGTGAATATTTCCAGGGAATAAGACTAAATCACCAGCCTTGGGCTTAAAAGATAAATTTTGATGAATAAAGGATAACTCTCCACCCTCATAATCATCATTTAGATATACCCAGCCTGCCAAATGGTTTGAATCTTTATGGCCCAAATCATCTATTGGTATTAATGGACTATTTTTGTGCACCCATTCAGCAAAACGAGAATGTCTTGCTTTTAGGCTTACCCCATATTCTTTTTCTACTAATTCTTTAATTTGAGGAATATATCTTTCTGAATAGTCTAATGAGTCATAATAAAGCAAAGATAGCGTGGCCTGACCAGAGTTATCAGGCTGAAGAGGACGGTTGTTGCTTGTTTCTGTATCTTTAATTAAACCTATAATCTTTTCACATTCTTCTTTTTCAAGGTAATTACTGAATACTTTTATATTATCAGGACTTGTTCCAATATTTGAAAAGTTTTCTTTTGTTAGTTCAGATAGTTCAATTTGTTTGTGTTCTGGTAGCACAATACTATTAAATTCTTTTACTAATTGAAGTAAATTGCTAATATCTTCTTGATCAGTATGAATCATAAAGTCATAAATGCCAAATTGCTGTGATAATTGTCTTATTTGTCTAACAACATCAATAACTGAGCCTTTTACATGATGATGCTGCTGTCTAACTGGTGCATTTTTATCATACTTGACGTTTTTCTCGTCATCTGGATGATTCATAATAAGTGGATCAATGATGACTATCGGTTTAACCTTACCAAGATCAATCTTTTTAAACTGGTCTTTAAATAGTAGGTTATCGTCTACATATATATATTCGCAATGTTTGTTTGCTATTTCAATTGTGGTGTCTGAAGAACCAACAACTGCCATATGGGTTTTATGCTGATGATGTTTCATTAAGTCTATAACTTTGTCCATCCAAACCTTAGAGACTGAAACTCTTTTTGCAAGGGTGTCAATGAGTGATGGATCATGCATATAATGGTCTAAAACTATCTTTTCAGATTTGTCATTTCCTTCGTCTCCCCATCTTCCAGCAACAAGGTTGACTCCAATTCTTCCAGGAGCAAAACGATTTAATGTTTCACAAATCTTAGCAGCATAATCAGGGCTTGTTCCATATGCTGGCAACGCAATTGTCATAATAAGTTGATCTGTTGCTTTCAGTGCGTCTGAAATAACCAAAGAAAAGTCTATACCACCTGGACCATACGGAAGCAAAACAGATTTTACTCCAGCACCGTCTAACTCTTTTGCCATCTTCATAATTCCATTAAGATCTAAGTTTTCAATGCTATCATTTATTTGCCAGTGTCTTCTCCACATCCAGTGAAAGGTTATAGGTTTATTTGTATTATCCATTTTTTATTACTCTTCCTTTTGTTTTAAACCAAGAACCTATCTTGGAGTGTGCTACTTTAATTCTTAAAAGTTCTCCAAATGTTTCATGAGATATCTCTGAACCTAGATACTCTTGCCCTGTTTCAAGATCAATAAGTTTCCATTTCCCTGGTGCCTTGGTGTGCAATATTAAATCAATAGGATGATCGTAATCATCTACCTCAGAACCATCTAACAGTTTTCTTTTCTTCGTGCTATCCATCATTTTTAAACTATCGTAAACCAAATAGGAAGTGTGTATCTAGTTCCAGAAAGAACTTCTTTAACCTCATGAGCATAGTGCATATTGCCAGGGAATATCAAAAGATCTCCAACTTTAGGCTTAATAACAAGATCATGTGTAGCAAAACTAATTTCTCCGCCCTCGTAATCATCATTCAAATAAACTAAAGTTGGAATATGGTTATCTGTAACATATCCTAAGTCATCTACATGCAAATTTAACTTAGTTCCTGTTTCCCACTTAGCAACACTAAGTTGTGGCTCTTTTGGCTTTATACGATTAAATTTATATGCTCTTACGATTGTCTTTGCAATT